GATGTACGGCGGGATGAACAGGTAGCGCCCGTCCTCCGGCACGTTGTCCTCGTCGAACTGACGGGCCAGCGCCGCACAATGACCACGGAACAGGGTCGAACCGTTCGCCGAGTCCTGATAAGCCGTGGTGATCGACTGGGCGCCAGCCGTGTCGTGGGACACCAACTGGCCGCCCTTGTGGATGCCAGCGACTGCTCCGGTGCGCGCGGCCTTGAGCGCCATAATCGCGATCTTCTTGTCGCAGTCCTGCGCAAGGCTGCGGCCCAACTTCATGGCGAAGGGGCCAAGGACGTCGAAGTGCGCGATGTCGAGGTCGGCGTAGCCGACGTCCATCGCAGCGACGAGGATGTCGTCGACTTCGATGGAGGTCTTCGACATCTTGATCGTTTCGCCAGCGATGAACGTGCCGGGGGCATGGTAGCCCTTTTCCACGCCGTTCCCGGTGGTGCTTGCGAGGTCGATGTCGTCGCCGATGATCGGGAACTGCGCGCTGTGGCTGCCCTGAAGAACCTTCAGGGACATGATGTTGCCCGTGTTGTCGTAGAAGACGGTCTTGTTCTTGAACGCCTCAAGGACGAGGCCGGAGAACATCTGAAGAGCGAGCGCGCGAGTGCCGCCTGCGCCTTGGTCTTGGAGAATACGAGTGGGATTGCTGTTTGACATGTGAAAGCCCTACCTTTGGTGGGTTGTGTTTGCTGAATGAGAAACGCCTGTGTACAGGTGTCTCACGACAGCGGGGCTTTCGCGTGTCCGCGTTACGCGAGGCTGACGAGTTGATTGTACCGGACAGAACCGGATGTCAAGTGCTTGATCCGCGCATTCCCAGCCGGGACGGGTTGCTGCTTGCAGTCGGGCGCGGCGCGGCAGCCTGCGCGGCGGCCAACTTGGACTCCAGTTCCTTGATCTTGTCGAGAAGCGACGCATTCTCGACCGACACCGGGCTGGCCTGCTTCTCGACGTCTTCGAGGTTGAGCGCTTCGTAGGCTTTGTTGAAAGCATCAACGTCGTCGTACCCATCGCCCGAAGCAAGAACGTTGCCTGTGAACTTTTGCTTCACATAGCACGACTTGCAGTTGCGGATGGTGTTGAACGAGAAGATGACCTCGCAGCGCTTGGCTTCAAGGATTTCCATGCGCGAGCGCATGAGTGCGACTGGTGTGTTGATCATTGACGGTCAACTCCTTCGAGGATGTGCTGGGGGGTGTTGGCGATGCGACGCTTGAGCGCTTCGTCGAAGTGGCCCGCCTTGCGTGCTTCCGACATGGCCTTGACGAGTTCGGACACGGACGTGAATCCCGAAGCCGTGTTCGGCATCATGCTGCCGCTCGCCATCGGACGGGTGAACCCGGCACCGACGGCCTGCTTGTAGTCGAACAGCACTTCCTTGAGCGCTCCCTCAAAGCCGCGAGCAGTTGCAAGGCGCTGGTTTAGTTCGTCGACCTTGTCGGGTGGGTAGTTCGATCCAGCCCAGTTGAGCAGGTTCTGCAACTGCTCCGCGCCGCCTGCCATCTCATAGGCGCGCATCTTGATCGTTTCCTGCTCGCGCTGGCCGCCAGCGGCGATTGCCTGCTGCCCGGCGAGGAAGGCGTCGACGACGGTGCGATTGAAGCCCAGCGCCTGAAACTTGGCGTACTGCGCGTCGGTCAGGCGGCCTTCTGACGACCAGTTCGTGATGATCTCCTCGTTCTTCAGGCCAGCGCGCTGAAGCAAGGCCGGGATGTCGAGGCCAGCGGTGTCGGGGAACTTCTGACCGACCTTGGCCTGAAGTTCCTTGTACCCCTTCTCCAGTTCCTCGACGCTGCCGTACTTGTCGGCGAATCGCCGGGCCGTCATCGGAGGCTGCGCGTTGGCAGCCTGCTGCGCCGGGGTCTGCGTGGACTCTGCTGTCGTCGGGGTGACTGCGACCTGCGGTTCAGGCGCCGGAGTGGTGCCGCTTGCTTGGATCGCGAACGTAGGACTAACGCCTTCAGGCATTCTGTGGTGCTCCAATGGGTGCCGCAGCCTGCGGCACGGACTTTTCGGCGATTGCCCCGGCAGACTGGATCATCTGCTGTGAAGCCTGCTGCTGCATTGCAGCCTGCTGCATCGCCTGCATCTCCTGTTGCATCTGCTCTTCGCTCTTGACCAGCCCGGCTTGGTAGACGCCAATCTGACGCATGAGTAGGTCGAGCAAGACGCCCTTATCAAACCGCTGCATGACTTCAGGGCCAAGTTGCGCAACGATCTGAAGTACCTGCATCAACTTGCCGCTGTCCGATTCTCGCGACAGGGCGTTGATGCCCGTGACGGCCTCGACTTCGATGCTGTCGTCGGGAAGCGGCGGCAGCAGCGCATCGCGGCGCATCTGATACAGCATCCGCTCAATCAGCGGAATCTGCTGGTGATCTGCGATTGGAGCGTACACGCCGCCAAGCGCACCTTCGAGTTCCATCGCGACGCGCTGCACCTGATACGCGGTGACGCGCTCTCCGGTCGGCGTCGCTTCGCCCTCCATCAGCATGGTGACGGCAAGGTCTTTGCGGATTGCCTCGCGAGTGATGCTGACGACTTGGAAGTCGTTCATCTTCTCTGCCTTGAGCAGCCCGACGTCCTGAACCTGACCGCCAGCAACGCGCGCCTGAATGACGCTTCCGGTCGGCTTCGTCAGGTCGTTCGGCCTGACCTGCGAGTTGTAGTCAAGCGTCCACAGTTGCTTCGACGCCATCGCCGCAAAGTCGAGAATGCGCTCCGTTAGCGAGTTCATCGACTTCACGTCACCAAGATTGGTTTCGATGATGCCGCGACCGTAGTGCTCTCCGGGCGCCAACTCGAACGGCGTGCACATGAACGGAGTGATCAACTCCTCCGACTCATGGATGATGTTGTCGTTGACTTCCTGCGTGATCACCCAGCGTCGAGACTGGGGATTCCACTCGACGAGCGTGTACAGGTCTGCCTTGCGCTCATGCGCTGGCTTCTCCGATAGCACGCCACGGTCGAGGCCCGACAGTTCAAACTGATCGGGCAGCATCGCCAGCGGGTCGATCTGCTCCTTGATGACGTGGTAGCGCACGTCGCCGCCGCTGTCACGGTTGGTCGCGTATTGATCGCGACGGAACACCTTGATGCTGTAATCGTCTTGCAGCATTTCAAGCGTGTCGCCCGTGATGAGGAGTTGCGACAGCGACGTGCGCTTGCGCGACCTGAATCCAGCCCTGCGCGTGTTGCTCCGCTGCGTCTTGTCTGCCTGCTCCAACTTGGCTTGAATCGCCAGTTCTTGCAGGTACAGACGCGCCTCAAACTCATTGAGCATTTGAGGGTCGACGTTGCCGTCGAAGCGGAACTTGCCCGCCGGGCGAAGCCGGAAGAACGGCATGCCGGGCGGGTATAACGCGAGCAGAAGGCGACCTTCGAGGTTGGTGATTCCGCGAGCGGCGAGTGACGAGTACGCATCCGGCAACTTCTCTGTGGCCGTGTGTCCTTCGGGTGGTAGTACCCACGGCTTGGTGAGGGCTGCGCAGAGGCGAGCACGGTCGAGGATTTCCTGACGGTCGGAGTCCGCGACTTGCCACCAACGGCGAAGGCTGTTCTTGGGAGCGCGCTTTGCCACGGGAGTTGATCAGCCTCCGGCGCCGGGCGTGTTCGACCCGACGTTCATGCCTTCCTTGGGGATGACAAGTGACTGTCGGTTGGACATGCCAGCGCGGCGACGCTTCTCTGCGTCGACGTCGAAGGATGAGAACGGCTCCGCAGGCTCCGGCGGCTTCGGCGGCGGTTCGGGTTCAGGGATGCTTGGGCTACCTCCCATCATCGGCTCCTTGTCGTTGAAGGCGAATCAACTCATCGACGATTGACCTGCGACCAACGCGGTGCGCAAGTTCAATCAGGTCTTCGGCTTTCGCTGGAGCCGTCAGCGTGACTGGCGGGTTCAGCATGTCGAGTTCCTGAATCAACTGGTCGACCGTCATCGGCAAGTGTATCGGCAAAGCGGACGGTTTCATACCCTTGCTCCTCAAGATACCGTAGAAGCCCGCCCGGTGATCTACAAGACCTTGGGGTCGGGATTCCCATTTGGGACAAGCATGTGCGAGCCACGTCGGCGCAGTCGTTTGACGGCCTGATGACGTCGAACGTGTAGAACTTGACGATGGTCTTCCACGCCTGCTGGCGCTTGCCGACCATGTGGCTGAACTGGTCGAGGTCAGGCGGCGAATCAGTCCACACCCTGACGTAGGCGAATGTGCCGGGGTACTTCATCCAGTACCCAAGCCACGGCCAGTAGGCAGCCCCGGCGACCGTAGAGTCGAACACCGCCTGCGAGTGGCCGACGGCCACGTGCGCGGCTTCCTGCCCGGTCAGCAACTGCGTCCAGCGGCCAAGCCACCATGCGTAGAACAGCATCGGGTGCCTGCGCGCTATGCGCAACATATTGCGCACGCCTCCCCAGTCTTTGGTGCTGCGCGGTTTGGCGAAGATGAAGTAGACGGGCGTCACGACAGCATGTAGTGGGCGTTGGCGGTGTCGGGAACAACCAGTTTGCCGCGCTTGGGCAGCGGCTTGATGGCTGCACCCGGGTACTTGGTGCTCCACTCCTCCGCGAGTTTGGTCAGGGGGTCAGACATGTGCAGACCAGCGAAGTGCTGGCGTGCGATTGCGTGCATCTGTGCCGCGTGCTCCGACGTCGTCCATACGGAATCGTGAACCCCGGCGAACGGCAGCCCGTTTTCGCCAGCGGCCATCGCCATGCCGTGCATCTGCGATGCTTCGAGGCTTTGCACGAAGTTCGCGAACACGCCGCGCATCTGTCGGCGCCTGTCCGACGGTGCGCTCGAATCCGTGTCGACGATTGTGATGGCCTGCATGGCCGTTCTCACGACGTTGCGCTTGAAGCGCCTGTACGGCTGGATGATCGGCATGCCGCTCGCCGATTGCCATTGAAGTATCGCATGCTTGTCGGTCTTCAGGCATGCTCGCGCAGACTCTTCGATCCAGTCGACGACAAGCATGCCGTTGCGGAATGCATCGTGCATGACGTCGAGCGCCTGATCGCTGATCCACCTTGCGAGTTTCATCCGACGCTCCATCGGAACAGACTTCGGCAGGGCAGACTTCACTTGATTAGCCGCGCCGTGCCTGCTCACCCTGTACACCGTCGTCATCAGCGGTCGCTTGAGCACGCTTCGCACAATGTGCGGCAGCGCCTCCGTCGCCATTGCGTTGCCGTTCTCTGCGAGTTCGCATATGTGTCGATGTATGCGTTTGACGACGACCTCGTATGGATCGACGGGCTTGTTTGACTGCGACAGGTTGACGAGTTCGGCGGCATCGTCGTCGAGTCCAAGCGCCACGATGTGCTGAAGCGCGTTGGCCGTGTGGTCAAGTTGCACGGGTATGCATGCGGCGACCTCCGGCCTGTTGATTCCGACGCAGCATGCGAGGAACTGCCACGGATTGTCCGCTTCGTGCCACCATGTTTCTGCGAGCGGATCACGCCCTACGGCAAGCATGCGCTTCCTGTTCTTCCTCGTCCAGTCGACGCGCTCCTCGAACGACTTGCGCTGGAATCCGTGGCCCCAAGTGTTCGCGCAATGCATGGCGAACCAAGCCTCGTCGACCTCGCCGCCTCCATCGGCAAACAGCAGCAGACCTCGACTGAAGTCGCCTTGATGATGATTTAGGTCGGAAGGCATCGGGTGCATGCGGCCACGCCAGTCGAGGCGATGCGGCATGTAGAAGATGTGCGCGATGAGGTCTTGCGCTGCGCTCATGCGTCGCAGGAACTTCGAGCGCTCTGCCGCCGCCACTCTCTCGCGACCGATTGCCGCTGCCGCCTCGCGTTTCCAAGCCTTCAACGAACGCTCGTCGGTAGGCTTGGGCGTCGGCATCTGCACGTCGGGATTGCCGATGCCGGGGATGTTCGCGCTCGTCTTCCACAGTTCGATGGCGACTGCGAGCACGGTCGCGTTGATCTTCCACGGCTGCTGGCTCGCGACGTCGAGGGCGACGCGCTGGTTGGCGAGCGGATCGCGGCACAGAATCTTGTCCTGCTCCGGCGTCGTCTTGCCGACCATCGGAACGTCGAGCGACAGGTATCCACCGATGCCCTCGCTCCACAACCTTGGAGGAACGATCATCGCTGCATGTTTCGGTCGCATCAGCGAACGAACTCCATGCGCTTCGTCGATCAGCGCGACCGCCGTTGCCGTCAGTCGGATTGCACCGATGCGGCGTGATCCCCTTCGGATCGTGCAGCGCTCGAACGCAGGTCGCTTCTCATCGTAGTCCGTCATGCACACGGCCATCGCGATGCTGATGCACCTTGCACCAAGAGCAACGCACACCTTGCGATTGAACAGCGAGTTCGCCATCGACGAGCGTGCATATGCATGGATGCTGCACGCGGTGATCTTGCGCAGGCGCTTGTCGATCACCGTCTTGAGGCTCACGCCGTTGTCTTCGATGATGTCTGCTTCCGCTTCGGCGATGATCGCGCTGCCAATCCTGTATGCAAGCGTTCCGATCTTCGCACCGTCCGCATCGCGCATCGCGGCGTTCAGCATCTCCGTGATCGTGATGAGCGCGCTTCGGTCGGCGTCGATCAGCATGAGCGCTGGCCCATACAAGGCGCAGCCCGGCCCGTTCCGGCCACGCATGATGGCGGCACGCTCCTGCCGGATTGCTGCGAACAGCGGCCCAACCCATGCGCGCGTCAGCCTGCGCGCAGCGCCAAGCGACGCGCCTTCACCGCCGACGATGGCCTCGTTCGCCATCGCGTGATACTTGCGGACGCCGTCGGCGACCGATTGCTTCTCACGCCTTTCTTGTTCGCGGCTTTCCATCGACGACCTCCGCGTCCCACTTGCCAGCGCGCACGCGCGTGACGATCTTGAGAGACATCGGCGCGTACTGGCGCCACAGTTTGACGTTCCTCTTGAACGACGCCGTCATCACTCCCTTGACGTCGACGGCCTGACACCATTCGCGACCATCGGTTTCCCGCCAGCACACTAGGAAGTCGGGGCGGTATGTGTTCTCCGGGCAACCCAGCCGGAACAGCGGCTGCTCCAGCCACCATGCAACGGAGCCAAGGTATTCCCAGTCGGCGAGCAACTGCGCGTACAGCATCTCTGCCTTGCTGGCGTACACGCGGCCATTCCACGTGCGCTCGTTGGCCGGGGCAACCTTGAACTTGTGTCTCATGCCGTCACCTCCGCAGCACGTTCGGCTGCCATGCGTATTCTGTGGGCGTCGGCGCCAGCGCGCACCCACTCCCTGACATCTTTCCCGACGGACGGCACCACAATGCGGACTCGCCGGGCGACTCCGATCAGGTGGTGCGCCGTTGCCTGCGCCCCGCGCTTCCCAACGTCGTCGGAGTCTGCGATCAGAACCACGTCCAGCCCGGACAGCATGCCAGCCAGCGCCGGGCCACCGCCTTGCGCGCTTGGCTTGCCGACGGCAGACAGGCCAAGGGTCATCATGGCTGCCACGTCGCTCGCTCCCTCTGCCACGTACACCGTCTGACCGATCTTGCCGGGCGCGTAGAACAGCCCCTCGCTGCTGCCCTTGACCGCCCACTTCGAGCCGTCGGGGCGGCGCAGCCTGACCCCGGTGATCCGCGCCGAAGCGTCGCGCATCGGGAACGTCCATGAGCGGTGCCCCTCCGACCATCCGACGTGCATGGCGGCGAGCGAAGGCACCGACACGTTCAGCGCGTCGGCCAGTTCACCAAGCCGATCCCACCCGGCCATCATCCAGTTCTCGACGAGCAGGCGCCACGGCACCTTGGGCTTCGCCACGGCTTGGACAACAGGGGGAGGCGGCGGGTTCCGTCGTCCGTCCACCGCCTCGCCCCTGAAGATCGCGCCACCCTGCATGTCGACCTTGACCAGCCGCATGCCTTCCGGCGGTTCGGCCATGCGCATGCACCGATGTGCACCGTCGGAGGTAAAGGTGCACCAGTCGGGCTTGCCACAGACGACACACGGATGGCGACGAGTACAGCGCAGCCATGTCATCCGCACTCCTCATCGAACTGCTGCCGGATTCGGTCGGCAAGCGCTGCCTTGCGCTTCAGTTCGTCGAGTTCGATGACCAACTTGGTGTTCCGCATGGTGACCAGCATCAACTCCATGCGGAGTTTCGCGATCTCCATGTCCTTGTTGTCGATCTCGCGCTGGATGTCGTGTTCATCGCCGGGATCGTTCATCGCTTCCATCCCCTTGACTTGAGCGTGTCGATTGCAGCGTTCGCCTCCGCGCGAGTCATGCGCTTGGCGTCGATGCCGAACTTGCGCAGCAGGTGCGCCTGCTTGTAACTGCACAGCCCCTGCTTCGAGCGCATGATGATGTCGCGCACCACGCGCTTGGCGGCGTCGAACGACAGGCGCCGATGGTCGACGCCGTTGCGGGACAGGATGTCCTGCATGCCTTCCGATACGGGCTGGAATCGGTCGCCGGGCAGGGCGATGGCGCCGCTGGCGATGCCGAACGGATCGACGAACTCCGTGCAGTAGTTCACCCGTGCCTGCACGCGCTCGCGCTTGGCGATCTCGCGCAGCCGCTTGTGCTCGCGCTCGCGGGCGATCTTGTCCATCTCGTCTTCGGTGATCGCCTCCATGTCGTGCAGGTTCTCCGACTTGCTGGCGCGTGCAATGGCAGCCGCGCGCGTGGCGTCGTCGACGTCGGGTCGGATGATGTCGATGGCGCTGACCAGCCGATGCCGCCCGCTGTTGCCGACGAAGTCGAGCACCTCGACGTGCGGCTTGGCGCTCATTTGGATTGCATGCCGACGATCATCAGCACGTTCGATGTGGTCGACGACGCCCGGCATCGTGCGCGTGCCTCGTCCCAGCATCTGCGCGTACAGGGTTCGGCTTTTGGTAGCGCGAGCCATGACGACCATGCCGACCTCCGGCGCGTCAAAGCCTTCGGTAAACACGCCGACGTTGCAGAGAATCTTGAACGTGCCGCGCCGGAACTGATCGACGATCTGCGCACGTTCGATGCGTGGCGTGTTGCCTGACACCGCCGCCGCCAGCCCCGGCTCGTATCGGTTGAACACCTCTGCCATGCGTTCGGCATGGTCGACGGTCGGGCAAAACACTATGGTCGGCCTTCGCTTGTACAGGTCGAGCACGGGCACGACCGTGCCATGCATCACCTCCTCCGCTTCGAGCAGCGCCGCAAGGTCGACCGCCGAAAGGTCGCCGTTGACCGACCGAACCTTCGAGTAGTCGAGAGCACCAACCTCGACGTACCGCTGCCGAATAGGGCATAGCCATCCGTCGTCGACGGCGTCGCGGATCGGATACTCGAAAGCAACCGAATCGAACAGGCCAGCACAGCGGTCAGGGGTAGCCGTAACACCTAGCACCTTGAGGTTCGGGTTCTGACGGTAGTGGTCAATGACCTGCTGGTACGACGAGGCGCCCGCGCGATGCGCCTCGTCGATCACCAGCAGGTCGAACTTCATCGGGTCGAACCGTTCCATGCGCCCGGTCGACTGCGTCTGCACGCTGGTGACGATGCACTTGGTTCGACGGAACAGGCTGACGTCCGCGCGACGGTTAGCCATCTCAACGTCGGGTTCCTCGCCGACGACGGCGGCAATCTTGTCGCGCGCCTGATCGACCAGTTCCGTAGTGTGCGCCATCACCAGCACGCGGTTCGCGCGTCGCCGTGCCACGTCGGAGAACACAAACGTCTTGCCTGTTCCCGTGGCGAGGACGGCGAGCGTGCTGCCGTTGTGCTGGAGCGCATCCTCAATCGACCGGATGGCCTGCTCTTGGTAGGGTCGAGCCTTCATGCCGTCAGTCTACCCGGCACGTAGCCATGACCGGAACACTCCGGGCATCCTTTCGAGTCGCACGCCTCGCACGGGCTGTCGGGCACCGCGTCGCTGATGGTCTTGCACAGTCTTTCGGCCATCATTCGCACCCGGTCGAACGGCATCCAATGTGCGACGGGCGTGCC